ATTTGACATTGATTGTGATACGTTGTTTTTATGACAGTATTCCTTATATTGTTTCCACGATAAGTGTTCCGACATAATTTTTACTATTGAATTTTTAATCCACATTTCAGTATCTATTTTTGTGAATTTTTTGTTTCCTGACCCTTTTGGTCTTCCTGGTTTTCTTGTGTTAATATCCACGATTTTTTCCTTTAGTTTTTAAATAAAATTGTATAGCAGATAAGTCCCCTTCTCTTACCAATTTCATTAGTTGATTTTCCACGAAATCCACTGCAGTTTCGTTTATTTTTTTTACCTCTAATTCAAAGTCCATTTCTTCTAACCAAGATTCGTATTCCTCGTATCTGGTATTTGATTGTTGAAGGGCGAGGGTTAATATACCAAGTGATTTATTAAGGGTATCTAAAAAGTGTTGTTGTTTTTTAGTCATAGTTAATTAGGTATCCGTTTAAAGTTTCTTGATGGTTTATTCCGTTTGGATTGTTTAATCTATTTAAATAAAATTCTTTTGTAACCTTATAATCTTTGGTATATATTTTAGTAAAGTGTGGTAATAATTCTTCCAGTTGGTTTTCCGTTCTAAAGTATTTAAACTCGTTAATTGAATTTTTGTATTTTGATTTTAAATCCTCGTTTGTGAATTGAATTATTAATACCTGACCCTTATGGTATTGTTTAATATTATTGAATAATTCTAATACCTCATAGTCATTAAGATAATGAAGGACGTATCTAATAATGATTAGGTCGTATTCTCCTTTATGGTTAATAATGTTATCATGAATATCGGGGTTTTTAGTTCCATCAATATCTATGGTGATTAGGTTTGGTATATAAGATTTCATATTACTATTTGCCCCTCCGTAATCCGCTACTTTATTTGGTATTGATATTAAGTTTAAAATATCTTTCGTTGATGATTGATACATAAATTGACTTATAGTATCCGTCCATTTTCCGAAATTAGTTCCCTGGTCTGTTTGGTACATTTATTTAATAAGGTTTAAAAATTCCTGTCTTGCGTTTAAATCGTCTTTAAAGACCCCGAGCATTTTTGATGTTGTGGTATAGGTGTCGTGTTTTTTAACTCCCCTCATAGACATACAAAGGTGTTGTGCGGTTAATACTACTGCGACCCCTTTAGCGTCTAATTCTTCCATTAATTTTTCTGCGACCTGCGTAGTGATTCTTTCTTGGTTTTGGAAATTCCTTGCGTAGTAATCTACCGTCCTTGCCAGTTTGGATAATCCTACGATTTTTCCGTTAGGTATATATGCTACGTGTGCCGTGCCGTGAAATGGTGCAATATGATGCTCGCATAAAGAATAAAAGGGTATATTAGTTTGAATAATCATTTGGTCCATACCTTCACTATCAAAGGTGGTGAAATTGAAGTCAGGGGTATTTAGGAACTCTGTAAGGAACTTAATATACCTTTTAGGTGTTTCCTTTAATCCTTCACGATTAGGGTCGTCAAAGTATTGTAATATCCGTCTTACGTGGTCTTCAACATCTACCTCTCCTTTTTGTTCCCAGGGAAATTCTATCCATACCCCTTCCCATTCCGTTTCTTCTTGTTTGTTGATTAATGCGATGAAGGGTTTGTTAGGGTATTTCTCTTTGAAGGTATCCCGTGTTTTCCCACTATCAATTAAGTCATCTATAATGATGTCTGCTTCCTCTGGTGAATCTACAGGGTTTAAATAAGATGATAAGTATTGATCCCCTCTTGGAACCCCGTAGTATTTCTTTGATTTGTCTAATCTGTCTAACCGTTCTTTAATAAAAGACCAAGTTATACTCCCGTTTTTCTGTTCCATATTTCTATATGTAATCTGTTTGTGAATTTATGGTAATGTTTTTTAGCCAGTTCCGCGACTATTTGTTTTGATTCGTTTAATAAAGTTTGGTTTTCTCCTGACGGCATTAACCATATTTTATCGTGGTCGCATATATCCCTGAAATATTCCATTATTTCGTTATAGTCTTCTGCTACCGATAAGACGAATTTAAACTGTGTATTAAGGGTGTTTAATACCTTCAAGGTATCTCTCTTATACCTGACCTGATAATCGTTCCCAGAATTGGATAATTTAGGGGAGCAATTCCACTGACTTATTAATTCCTGAAATTCTGTTGATGGTGTTATAGTCCCGTTGGTTTCTATTTCCACATAACAATTAGGATTGAAGGTTTGTCTAACCCATTTAATATAATGTTTTAGTTTTCCTTCGTTCATAAGGGGTTCTCCCCCCGTGATAATAAGGTGGGCTCCATTACGTAATGCCTCTTTTGATTCCTCGTCTAATGTATCCTCAAAGGATTTTAATTGTGCTGTCATCCATACCTCTATAGTATCACATCTCCAAGTTGCCCCGTTATGTAATTGTTTATCAAATTGTGTTCCCTGTCCTCCACACATAAGATTACAGCCAGCCAGTCTTAAAAAGACCGAAGGGTATCCTGTAGTAATTCCTTCTCCCTGTATTGAATAAAAAGATTCAGATAAGGGTAATTGATATTCGGTATAATCGTTATTCATTTGTTCCTTCATATATTATTGTTGATGATTCAGTTTCCTGTAGTTCTATTTTAGTTATTGGTAATCCCCCTCTTTTGATTTGGTTGAATATCCATATTGATAAGTTTTCCGCTGATGTTTCAAATGGTACTCCGATATATTTTTCATTACCAATATTTAATAATTCTATTAAGGGGTCGGTTTCGTTTAATATAAAATAGTGGTCGTAAGATTTGATTATAGGTTCAACGATATTATCTATATCACTGAATAACATAGTGATTCCGTTGGTGATTTGATTGAAGGTAAATTCACAATTTATTCTATATACGTGTCCGTGAATCCTTCCGCATTTTTCTCCTGCTTCTTTGTTACGATGTGCTGCGTAAAAGTGGTATTTTTTTCTAATCTTTATCATAGTGTTTTTAGTTTTGTGTTCCTGCGTATTTTGAATATATTTTTAGTAATTCATCAAGTGCCAGTAAGTAAGATGTTTGCCACTCCATATTACGTTCTGAAGGGTAAGATTCAAGTCCGTTTAATTGTTGATATATTTTTATAGCCTTATCTTTATAAAGATGTAAGTTATCCAATATCTCGTCTTTCTTAAGGGTTTCTATTTTTCCGTTTTGTATTGATTTGAATTGACCGAATTTATTAACCACTAACCACGATGTGGAATCTGAACTGGTTACGAAATTAAGTTTTTCTAATAGTGATATTTCGGTGCAGGCTAATAAGTGGATTTTGATATTAGGTTTTTTGTTTTTAATATAGTTAATCATTTTGATTGTATAATCCTTATAATCTATACCATTAAGTTTTCTAATTTCTCCAAGTGATACTGCGATGTAGTCAGAGAATTCTATCATCCTGTCTAACCCCTTTTTCCCGTCCTGTGCGTGCCACACATTAATCGGTTGATGGTTTGGTAACATATCTTTAAATCGTTCCCTTAATTTCCAAGTTTCCTCTGACCCGATAATCTTTTGTGCATCCACCTCTACTGGGTATCCAACGTATCCCGTGTGGTTGATAAAATCTACGTAAGTGTCTTGCCAGTTTAACCAAGTATCTTTAGTGAATACTTTGTTTTTACCTGCTCCATAAATAAGGGTAAATATCCCTGAATCTAAAATTGTGCTTTTAAAATTCTCGTTCCAATATTTAACGACTGAAGGGTCGTAAGTTTTTGTTTCCTTTTCAAATTGATTAATGATAAAATTATGAACCGTTCCAAGTGCGTAGTTAATATTTGATTCCTTTAACAGATAAGACATTGCTTTAGTTTCCGCCCCTGCGAAATGAATTTTTACGTTACTCATAAAACTTTTTCCTTAATGTATAAGTCCAATTTGATTTTATTTGATTTTAGGTAATCGTTAATTTGATTGAAGGTTTCCGTTGGATAAGTAAGGGTAAGGGTTTCTTTTCCGTATCCGTGTTTTCTATGTTCCTCTATGTTGTGTTTGATAATATCCTCTTGGTGATAATACCATTCGGGTATTGATAATCCCCAGTTAGTAATATCTGTTTTTTCAAAGTCCTCTGTGATTTTATTGTAATCCCATAACCCATTATTGATATTATCTTTGATGATTAATTGTTTGGTTTGTTCTGTAGTAAGATTAACCCTCTTTACCCATACCTCTTTTATACCATTAAGTCTTGCTGCCTTA